CTGCCTTGATTGGTTACTAATGAAGAACCTCTAGGCAACACTTGTGGCTTGTTTTGTTCATAAGCAAATTTAACGTATGCAGCTGTATCGCCTCTAAATTGTTTTAGTAATGCCAAATCTTTTACAGGATCACCTGTAACAGATGGCAATGCAGAACCGCCGCCTGGTGGTGTAAATTGACCTTTCGGCGCTACAGCTTGAGTCGGTACGCCTTGCGTTGGCATAGTTTGAACTGGCGCTGCTTGCGGTACTGCATCAATTTCTTGATTTGGTGGCAAGTTTTGGTATGCGCCAGATGGCCCAATCGGGAATGATTGAGCAACTGGCATAACTTGAGGTTGCGGCACACCTGTTGATGGCATACCTGTTTGTGGCATACCAGTTGGCAACATACCTGTTGGTGGCGCACCCTCACCATATGTTGTAGCCGCTGGTTGCTGTAACGCTTGAGCTAATTGTTGTGGCCTTGTTCTTTCAACAGGTGGCAACCCAACTAAAGCACGATCAGCATTTTCTGCTCTATATAGTAAATCTTGTCGGCCTTCGTCAGCTTTGTCCATTTGCTGCCCCGCAAGATAGCCTTGCAGAATTTTAGCAATTCCGGAGATAGGAGAAATAGGCGCTTGAATACCTTGATACGATCCAACTTCAATTGGCTGAAATGCTTGCTGTTGCAAAATTTGCGCCATTTGCTCACGGCGAGCAATTGAACGGTAATCCTCATCATACGGGCCTGGCGCACGATAACCTTGCGTTGTTGGCATAGCAGTAGCCATGATTTACCCCGTGTAATTGTTTGCAGTCATCGCTGGCGCTTGAGCGTTAGCCGAATCAAACATACCGCCAGTTTGTGCTTGACCAAGTTTAAGCCGAGCAATGTAATCTTTATAATCCTGCATATCGCCTTGCTGATTAAACTGGTTGTACATTTTCATGGCATCTTGAACGCCGCCAAACGGATTTTGTGCCGCTTGTTGACCCATTGATTGCGGCATTTCTTGTTGCCCACCTTGCAGTGGTGTCTGTTGGGCTTGCTGTTGCAACATCTGCGCCATTTTTTGTTGTGGCGTAAGGTTTACATATTGATTAAGCATCGCAATTCCTTAATAAATCTAAAGTAGGCAACAAGGCAGACTTTAGTGCCGCCATGTTTATTTTATATTTTTCATGCAAATTTGGGTGTTTTTCTTTCATCCATGCCACTCGATCCGTTGAATGTGCCAAATACGCTGTGCAATCGTAACAATCAAGGCTTGAATGGTCGATTGCATAATGTTCTGGTAACTGACATTGAGTCCGTAAAAACGCCAAAACTTGTTCTTTAGTCCATGTTTCTATCGGTTGAATGTACGTCACACCATTGACTACCGACCCATGCCGAGCCGTGGATTTGTGGCTTTCATCAAGCCGCTGACCACGAATCAAATGCGTAATGCCACGTTTTGCAATTGCCTCTGTCAAAGGTTGCCCTACGTTTGCCCAACAGCAATTCAAATAACTCTGTACTCTTACTGGCTTATCGCCTGCAAACACCATACCTTCAAGGCTATGGTCAACTGGCACAACATCACTTGGATAGCCGTAAAACTTAATTTGCTGCTCTTGGTCTGACTTAACTTCAATAAACTCAACTGCCTCTGCTTTTACCTGTTCAATGATTTCCATCGTTTCAGGATAAGATTTGCCAGTATTTGCCCAAAAGACGATGGGATTCTTTTCACGGTACAAGTACCAACACGCTAAAGAATCCTTCCCGCCTGAGAAAGCTAATCCAAGCATTAGAAATAAGCCATTGCCGCAGTCGATGCCAAACTAGTGATACCTTGAATCCCCGCATTAGCGCCAGCTTGCTGAATACCATACCGTGACAAATCAGCCTGTCCTTGCGCCTGCGTACCCGCAAAGGTTGGTGCTGGTGCAACGCTTGTACCTTGGTATCCTTGAAATTGAGGCAATTGAATTTGCGACCCACCCATAAGCCCAATAATTTCATTAATAGGTTGCGCCCGTAATGCCAAGTCTTGCGCCAACTGCTGCTGTTGTGCGGTGTTTTGAAATTGAGCTTTGTTAAGCCCTTGACTAAATTGAGTGCCTTGCGTGGTCATGCCTCGACCATAGTTGTCAGTCATTGCCGTGTTGTACAACCCTGCGCCAGACAATTGTGCCGCATTAGCAAAATTGCCTTTTGCCAATTCTTCTTGCAATTGTTGATTACGAGCAGTCATGTCAAGATTGATCCCTGACAATGCTGCTTGGTTGTACAAATCGTTAATTTGATTGGCACGATTACGGTACGCCGCATCATAGGCAACTGTGCCTGGCGCTAAACCTTGATTTGCTAACGATTGTTTAAACGAAGTATCGCCAGCCTCGATTGTTGGGTTTAAGCGTTGCAAAATTAAATCTTGAGCTTTAACCCCAGCATTTAACGGCATTTCAGAAAAGTTGGTTGCGTCAATGTTGTATTGCAACGGCACTTCACTTTTAGCTGTAAAGTTTTCAGACAAAGGCACAGCGCCATAACCGCCAAAATCTTTTTTAATGTCCGTTGTGGTTGGCGTGAATGGCTTTGATAACGTGTCGTAAGCATTAGCAATGCCCACCTCACCAAGGTTTGCTAAAGCAGTCTGTACACGCTGTTGCGACTCTAAAGTCTGTTGCGCTTGTGGGGTTAACGTTTGTGTAACAGTTGGTTGACCGCCGCCAGTCATAAACCCTTCACGGGTTGGCGCAGCGCCTCGTTTTGCATTGTCGGCATCAAAACTTGCTTGGTCAAAATATGTTTGCCCAGTTTGTTCGTCTGGTCTGTAATATCTATTACGGTCTACGTTGCCAGCGTTGTATTTAGCCAACGCTGCATCATACGAGGCTTGGTCAAATGTTGGGCTTGAGTAAGAAACAGTTTGATTCCCAAATGGCGTAAACATATTGGGATTAGCCATAATGTTCGACTGCCTAGCAGATTCAAGGTTGTCTTTACCTTGCTGCTTGGCTGCGCCAATATAATCTGGTGCTGGTGGTGCTGCGCTCGACTTACCCATTTTCTACCCCTAGAAACCGGCACTTTTCCCGTGCCAATGTCAAAAATATAATATCGCCATCCGGTGCTGCATCTTTTACCCTTGCTTCTTCAACAAAACCCATCTTGGTAACTAATTTTAGGCTCTTTGCATGGGTACTGCTCACCGGCACAATAATCTTTTTTACCTTACAAAACTCAAAAGGGTAGCTAAATATCGCTTTTAAATACCCTTTTGTAATGCGTCCTTCAATTGCTATGTGGCACACAATTGAAGCCCCATTCCAATTCTCGTAAATTACGCCTGCAATAATCTGACCGTCACGCTCTAAGCCAATTGCTTGCGACCCGTCTGCAAAATACTTACCCTGCACTCGCTCTGCTACCCAATGGCCTACATTAGCGCCTTGGACTATATGCCACCCCAACCTTGTTGATAAACAATGTCCGTCGATGCCCATAAAATAGTAATCCCCTGAGAGGCAGATTTAAACTGTGTACCAGCGCAATATCCAATGCCAGTTACGCCTTGCCAGTTGTTTGTAATTACCGTATCTGTAGCCCAATAATCCACATCCCACAGCGCAACGTCCCATTTAGCAGATACTTGTGGGCTAAAACTTAGCGCCGCAGTCGTGTCTGCTAAATCAAAATCCATGTTTAAACCAATGAATATTGACGGTGTACCGTTTGTAAAGATTGACGGTCTAGCTCTAGTGAAATACTTTTTGTACCCACGGGCATCAAAGTAATTAAACGCCTGCAACGCATAGCCGTTTATGTCGCTTGTGTCATCAGCGTAATTATCATCCCACGCATGGGCAACAAATCCATTGCCACCCCAATACGGCTCATTGTTAAAAATCACCCAACAGTTAGCGTATTGACCAGTAAAGTTGCACCACGCTTTTGTAATGTTATTCATTACATATTGCTGTTGTTGCCCTTCCGCAACAGGCACATTGACCGTCAAAGCGTTGTGTTGGGGGTCAAAGCTAATATCCCACCCAAAATTACCGCCATATTGTTGCGTTGCGGCAGTAAATGCGCCCTGAATCTTGTCCGATAACGCAACCCGTGGGTCAAGCCTAGATGATTGAAGGCTTGCGGCAAGCGGATAAAGACCGTTGTAAGTCAAAACAAGTATGTCACCGCCGTATTTCAACAGGCATCGCTTGCCAACGGGCTTTCCAAGCCTCCAAACGCCCACTAGCGCCCATTTATCTGCATTTGAGGGATCAGTACCCGCCCAAACAATAACCTCGCCATTAGACGTTATAAACACTAGGTTATCGTCCACACCGTAGCCTGCATCAATTGTCCACGTTCCCACGGCAACCAAGAACCCACCAAGTTGGGCAACCGAACTCATGTCAATTGCGTTAGCTGCGCCGGCAATGCTCAAGGTTGGCAAATACCATGCCTTGAGAGAATTGTTTTGCGTAAACCAGACTTGGTTCTTAAAAATAGCAATATTGCTTAAACTGCTTGCGGTCACGCCAGTAATGGTTGGATTTGTCCATACTGACCCGTCATACAGTAACGGTGCATCTACGCCATTGACTAAATACAGGTAACCGCCGGCAGGCGTTGTAACGTTTGTGTATTCCCACTTTGCATTACTCAAGCCCGTTTTTACCGCCGCACCAACCGCACCGCCAAGCGTACAGTCATAAATTGACGTACCTGCAATCGCAAACAATTTGTTAGTCGCACCGCTTGAGTAACCCATAAGGGTTTGGACTTGACCAGGTATGCCAGTGGAGTATTTGGTGTATCCACCACGCAACACCACATTATTGACTGTGGGGAACAAATTGGTTAATTGAACGGCATCGAGCGTATCCATGTTTGCAATGGAGTCCCGCACGTTCCAACCACCGATAGGCGCTGGCAACGATTGAACCCGTGCCGCCGTACCTTGAACAAGTCGGCTTGCCATTAGTTTGTCCCGTAGCCAGTATCAGGAATGTTGTCGTAGCCAATCAAGACTGTGCCTGGGCGTGGTGCAAACGACAAGTTAGCCGCTGACATATCCTGCGCCCGAACAATCTCAAACTCCTCGATATAGTTGCGATACATCGCTGTGGTATCAAAGCCTTTAGCCTCGAAATACTTGAGCTTTGTAGCTAATACCATAAGCCGGTCAGGGTAAATGCAAGTGTCTGTGTCGGCAGTAAATGAATTTTTTACCGTTCCTGTGTCAGATAACGCCCACCCTTTAGATCGGTATTCGTAGCCCAAAAGCTCGTTTGTCGAAACGCCAGGCCAAATCTGAAAGTATTTACCCAACAAGCGCCAGCGAATCCGTGGGCCGGTAGCGATAAAGCCTGATAGCAACCATTCCCATTGCTGTGGGCTTTCAGGCCCAAGCATTTCCCAAT